ATGTCAATGCTTGAAGATTTTTGGTTGCCTCGCAGAGAAGGCGGAAGGGGAACAGAAATCTCAACTCTGCCAGGCGGCCAAAACCTTGGAGAAATCACTGATATTGAATACTTTAAGAAAAAACTCTACAGATCCCTTAATGTTCCACCCTCAAGAATGGATGGGGAAGGTGGGTTTAACTTGGGTAGATCTTCTGAAATCCTGAGAGACGAACTCAAATTTACCAAGTTTGTTGGACGTTTGAGAAAGAGATTCTCAAATATGTTCAATGATATGCTGAAGACTCAGTTACTTCTGAAGAACATAATTACTCCAGAAGATTGGGAGATGATGAGTGAGCACATTCAATATGACTTCCTATATGACAATCACTTCTCTGAACTAAAGGAATCGGAACTTCTCAATGAGAGATTGAATAGTCTGCAAGCCGCAGAACCTTATATTGGGAAGTATTACTCTCAGGATTATGTCCGTCGCCGTATTTTGCGTCAGACCGATGAAGAAATCCTTGAGCAAGATGCATTGATTAAAAAGGAGATTGAAGCAGGTATTATTCCAGATCCAAATGCTCCTATTGATCCAGAAACTGGAGCACCACTAGATTCGTCTGCAGACATGGATTTAGGTAAACCCCAAATGGAACCAGAAGTTGATGGTTCTGCAGCAGAAGCTCCAGAAATTCCTGATGGTGGGGAAATATAAATACACATAGTTCCTTATTAATTTAACAATGGATGAATTAATTGATGCGATTACGGCAGATGAGTCTCCGGCAGATATTAGCGATAAGATTAAAGAAATCTTATTTGGTAAGTCTGCAGAAAGAATTGATGCCTTTCGTCCAGTAGCAGCAAAATCTATGTTTGGTGATGATACTGAAGTAGAGGGTGAAATTTCTTCCGAAGACGAAGAATAAATAAATAACTACTAAATGAATTATAAAGAATAATGGCTCTTAATCCGGTTGGCATTTGTACTGCCATTTCTACATCAGGTTCCGCCGCAGCTTCTACTGTTCTTACTCACCAGAGTCAGTATCTCAGATGTGTTGCTGTTACTCAAGGAGCCCATGTCGCAATTGGCACAAATCCAACTGCGACGCCAGCAAACTTTTTTGTAGCTGCTGGAGAACCAGAAACAATTTGTCTCCATAAACCAGCAGCTCAAAGAGTTGTTGGTATTGAGACTGGTTCTACAACGACTCTGAGTTTTCCAGAAGGTGTTATTGGATCACCTTTTGCAGTCGGAGAGGCAGTTGCTTTGACTGTAACTGGTCAAAGTGGTTTTGATTTTTCAAACAAGATTGTTCTTAGTATTACTCAACAAGCTACATCCGAACCTTACTTAACAAAGGTTGTGATTGATCACGACTCATCATCAGGTGCTCCAGACCAGACTAGAGATGGACTTGGAACTTACGCTGAACTGAGAGGAGTGTTTAAAGTTTCCGCACTTGGTCTCGGTAGCGGAACTCTTTATATCCAACAAGTTCAGGAAACCTGAAGGAGAAACAAATGAAACTAATCAGAGAAGAGATAGAAAAGGTAGAGGTTATTACCGAAGAAAAGAACGGTAAAAAAACTTTATATATACAGGGACCTTTTCTTCAAACCGAACAAAAGAATCGTAATGGTAGGGTTTACCGCCGTTCCGTAATGGAGCGTGAGGTCAAAAGATATACTGATGATCACATTGCTAAAGGTCGTGCTTTAGGAGAACTGGGACATCCTGATGGCCCAACTATTAATCTCGACCGCGTTTCTCATAAAATCATTTCTCTTGAGCAAAAGGGAAATGACTTTATTGGTAAGGCACAAATCTTATCCACTCCTATGGGCAAAATTGCAGAATCTCTTCTGAAAGAAGGAGTTTGTCTCGGCGTTTCTTCTAGAGGTATTGGTTCACTTCGCCAAACTAGAGAAGGTTATTCTGAAGTTGGTGAAGATTTCATGTTAGCAACTGCTGCTGATATCGTTGCAGATCCTTCTGCACCTGATGCTTTTGTTCAGGGAATTATGGAAGGTAAAGAATGGGTTTGGGAAGGTGGTATCCTTCGTGAGCAAATTGCTACAAAAACTGCAAAGAGAATCAACACTCTTGTAGATCAAAGAGCACTTGAAGAGCATAAAATTAATCTCTTCAATGACTTCCTCAATAGTTTATAAGTAGTGCTTCTTACATAAAATATTTTAATTTATAAATAAATATAGATTTAAACACAGGAAAAATCCGGAGAGTTCAAATGTCTAGTGGCAACAATTTACAAGAAATGGAAGTAGGCACGAAGCAATCCAAGACCGCTGTTAATGCTGGTGCAAAGGCAGCGGATCCTATGCCAACGCTTCAAGGAGACGGATCTCAACTCGGCGCAGTTGAAGATCTCGGCGGTCCTACTCCTGAAAACTACAGATCAGATGACGATTCAGCAAAACTGAAGACCCCTGGCGGCACCCTTAAGCAAGTTAAGGATGTTGTTAATAAAGGTGCTAAGCCTGCTGATGCAATGAAAGGCGTCAAGGAAGAAGAAGATCTTTCTGACGAAGAAGTAGTTGCAGAAGAAGAGACCACCGAAGAGGAAGTAGTCTCTGAAGAAGAGATTGCTGAAGAGGAAGAAGTAGAAGTAGTTGCCGAATATGATATTGAAGAGGATGTAAATGCTCTTCTTCAAGGCGAGGAACTCTCCGAAGAATTCCAAGAAAAAGCAAAAACCATCTTTGAAACTGCTATCAATGCTAAGGTAGCAGCTATCAGAGTTGAAATGGAAGAGCAACTCAACGCTCAGATTGCTGAAGAGCAAGAAAAGATCGCTGAGGAGTTCGCTGCTGTTAAGGAGCAACTCGCAGAGCGTGTTGATTCCTATCTTGAGTATGTTGCTGACGAGTGGTTTGAAGAGAACGCACTCGTCATCGACAACGGCCTTAAGGTCGAAATGACCGATTCATTCCTTGAGGGAATGAAGGGTCTTTTTGAAGAACATTATGTATCAATCCCTGAAGATAAATATGATGTGCTTGAGAGCATGGTAGAAAAACTTGATGACATGGAGACAAAACTCAACGAGCAGATTGAGAAGAACGTTTCCCTTAACAAGCGTCTCGCAGAGTCGGTTGCAGAAGGAATCCTTGATCAGGTCTCAGAAGGTCTCGCAGAGACCCAGAAAGAGAAGCTCGCCTCACTTGCCGAAAGTGTTGAGTTTGAAAGTGAAGCAAAGTATCGTGAAAAGCTGGAGATGCTGAAGGAGTCATATTTCTCCGAGAAAAAAGCAACTTCAACCGCTAATAAGACTGAGACCCTCTCTGAGGGTGTGGAGTCTGGACATGAGTCATACTCACCATCCATGGCTGCATACATGAGAACCTTAGGTTCTTTTAGCAAATCCTGAATTTAACATTAATTCAAACGTAAACATCCACAAAAGGTAAAAAGCAAATGTTCCATTCCGAGCATCTGCAGGAAAAGTGGGCACCTCTCCTCAATTCTGAGGCTGCTGGTGAGATCAAAGATTCTCATCGTAGAGCTGTCACCGCTGTCCTGCTCGAAAACCAAGAAAAATTCCTCAGAGAGCAAAACGCATTCTCCAATAGCGGAATGCTTAACGAAGCTCCTCTGAATGTCGGTAACGCTGCCGGCGCTAGCGGCGGTTTCGGTGCTGATTCATCTTCCCCAACCGCAGGTTTCGACCCCGTTCTGATCTCCCTGATCAGACGTTCAATGCCTAACCTGATCGCTTATGATCTGGCTGGTGTTCAGCCTATGAGCGGTCCTACTGGACTCATCTTCGCGATGCGCTCCCAGTACTACAAGGAAGGCGCAAGAACCGAAGCATTCTATAACGAAGCAGATTCTGCTTTCTCTGGTCAGGACTATGGTTTCGATGAAACCGCTGGTATGACCGCACAGGCTGCTGGTATGGGTGTTACCACTCAGAACGGCACCAACCCATCAGTTCTGAACCCTGTTGGTTCTGCTACCTCAACTGACTACAGCGTTGGTCAGGGTATGGTCACCGGTGACGCAGAAGCACTCGACGGCACTGGTAATGATGCCTTCAACCAGATGGCATTCTCGATCGAGAAGGTCACTGTTACCGCCAAGTCACGCGCACTGAAGGCAGAATACAGCCTTGAGCTTGCTCAGGACCTGAAGGCAATCCACGGCCTCAATGCTGAGGCAGAACTCGCCAACATTCTCTCAACTGAGATTCTGGCTGAGATCAACCGTGAAGTCATCAGAACCATCTACAAGACTGCTGAG